AGTACCAACGGCTCTACAAGCTCACCGACGAGCAGGTGTGCTGGCTGCACTTCAAGAATATCGAGCTCGGCGGCGAGCCCGGCGTCATCTGTCCGCTGTTCCGGCAGGAATATCCCGCCACTGCGGCCGAGGCGTTCCAGACCACCGGCACCGACAGCTTTATCCCGGCCGAGGCGATCCTTCGCGCCAGGCGATTGGATATCCCGGAGCAAGCCTACCACGGACTGCCGCGCGTGCTCGGGGTCGACGTAGCGCGGGGTGGTGCTGACCGCACGCGCATGGTCGATCGCCAGGGGCGCAAGGCCGGCCGCATCAACGAGGTGATGCACACCGACGACCTGGTGCAGGTCGCGCACAAGGTCTGCAAGCTGCTGCGCGACCACCCGGACATCCGGAAGGCTTTCATCGACGTCACCGGGCTGGGCGCCGGCGTCTACGACGTCTGCCGCAACAATGGTTTCGATACCCGCGTCTCGCCGGTCAACTTCGGCTCGAAGGCGCAGGACCCGGACCGCTACGTCAACCGCCGCGCCGAGATGTGGGGTCGCCAGAAGGATTGGTTTCTCGATCCGGGTGGCGCCGACATCCCCGACGACGACGAGGCGCACCGGCATGTGGCGGCGCCAAGCTTCAAATACGACGCCAACTCGCGGCTGCAGCTCGAGAAGAAAGAGAACATCGCGAAGCGGCTCGGGTTTTCGCCGGATTGGGGCGACGCACTCGGGCTGACCTTCGCCGAAATCCTCGCCGTCGAGGAGCCCGACGAGCGCCCGAAATGGGCGCGCGACGCCGAAGGCGACGACGGCGGCGACTGGCAAACCTAACTTCGTAAACACGTAGACACCGAAGGAAACACGACCATGTCTGCACTGACCGATCGCCTCAAAGCCATGTTCGGCTCTGCTTGGCACGTAAACAGCGACGCCATCATGGCCGGCCTCGAGGCCGAGTTTGGCGCAGGCGCGCTCAACGGCGAAGAAGCCGCCCAGGGCACCGACGTCGAACTCAAAGGCGGCACGTCCACGACCTCCGGCAATGCCGGCGGTGCGGCCAAAGTCACTGGCGGCACGCCTGGCGCGACGGGCGCCGGTGGACCTGCCCAGGTCACTGGCGCAGCCGGCGGCTCAACCTCTGGCGTCGGCGGTGCTGGCACCGTGGTCGGCGGCGCCGGCACGGCGGGTAACTCTGCCGGCGGCATCGGCTCGGTCACGGGCGGTGCGGGCCAAGGCTCCGCCGCTGGCGGTATCGGCAAGGTGGTCGGTGGCGCCGGCGGCGCAACTGGCGATGGCGGTGCTGGGCAAGTCACCGGTGGCGCTGGCGGCGCAACATCCGGTACGGGCGGTGCTGCAACGCAAACTGGCGGCGCCGGTACGGCCGGCAACGCCGCAGGTGGGGTCTCATCCAGCACCGGTGGTGCCGGGCAAGGCTCTGGTGCGGGCGGAATCGGCAAGACCGCAGGCGGCCAAGGCGGCGCAACTGGCACCGGTGGCAAGGCCCAGCTCGTCGGTGGCGCCGGTGGCGCGACCTCGGGCAATGGCGCAGCCGCGGAAGTCACCGGCGGCGCCGGTACGGCCGGCAACGGCAACGGTGGCTCTGCCATCATCGCCGGCGGCGCCAAGAATGGAACCGGCAAGAACGGCGTCGCCATCGTGCGCAGCGTCTTGCTGGTGAACCAGGGCGCCCCGACCGCCAAGACAGTCTCCGCCACGCTCACCGCGGACGAGGTGCTGGCCGGCATCATCACCGTCAACCAAGGCGCTGCCGCCGCCTCCGCGCTGCAACTCCCGCTTGCTGCCGATCTCGACACCGCATTGCCGGATTCGGCCGCGGGCGATGCCTTCGACTTCTCGGTCATCAATATCTCGACCGTTGCGGCCGAGGATGCGAGCGTGACCACCAACACCGGCTGGACCCTCGTCGGCAACATCGACATCGCCTCGAATGCCGCGGCGACGGACAAGTCTGCTGGTAGCTTCCGCGCCCGCAAGACCGGCGCCGGCGCCTGGACGCTCTACCGGCTGTCCTAACCGATCGCGCGCGGGAAACCCGGCGCAAGCCGGGGCACCGACGCCGAGGGCCGCCCGGGCTCAGCTCCCCCCGGGCGGCTTTCCTCCTTCATTGAACAGGATCACGCCGCATGTCGCGCGCCATCACCATTTCGAAGACCCCGGTCGTCGAAGCCACGCCCGATTATGCCGACGGCGATGTGATCGGCGGCAAGATGACGCTCGGCGCCGCCGCCCGTGCCGGTGGCGACGGCGGCGCCATCCGCTCCGCTGCCGTCTATTCCAAGGTCGATATCGCGGCCAACATCCCGATCCGGGTCATCCTGTTCAACGCAGACCCCAGCGCCTCGACGTTCACAGAGAACTCGGCGCCAACAATCCATGCCGACGACCTATCGAAGATCATCGGCGTGCTCGACCTGTCGCTGCGCCTCGACCTCGGCACCCCGGTGGTGCTGTTCGCCGACAATCCGAGCGTGCCATTCAGCCTGCCGGTCAGCAGCGACCTCTACGCCGTGGCGATCGCCGGTGGCGTCATCAATCTCGGTGGCGCCTCCGATCTCACCTTCGTGTTCGGCCTCGATCAGCACTGACCCGCTGCAATGAAATTCGGTCCGATTCCCCCCAAGAAGCTGCCAGAGCAGGACACGGAGAAGGTCTTGCTGTTGGCGGAGCGCTGGCAGCGGGCGAGCTACTCCCACGAGAAATGGGCAACACCGGCCAAGGTGCATTACGACTTCTTCGAGAACCGGCAATACACCGAGGAACAGATCGCTGCGGCCGGCAAGAGCAAGCCGCTCCTGAAGTTCAACATGATCGCGCCGATCGTGCGGCTCGTGATCGGCTACCACGGCCAGAACAGGTCCGACATTCAGTTCAGCCCCGCGCATGACCCGCTTGCGACCGACGATGTTGCGACGGCGCTGAGCGGCCTGGAAAAGGCCATCGTCACCGACAACCTGCTCGAATTTATCGACCCCGACGTATTCATGGACGGGCTCGTGTGCGGGCGCGGCTGGTTCGACACCCAACTCGACTGGGAGCGCAACGATCTCGGCGAGGTCAGGACGGTTTCGCTCGACCCGTTTTCAGTCAAGGTCGACCCCGACGCCAATACCTACGACATCAACGAGTCCGCATCCTACATGATGACGGACAAGATGGTGTCGGTCGATGAGATCGAGGGCAACTTCGGCAAGCAGGTTGCCGACCTGGTGCGGCCGTGGACGCGCGGGCAGACACCGCTGGCGCCGCTTTCGAGCGTGATCTTCAACGACGAGATTACGCCCATCCGCTCGTTCGGCCTGCGCGAGGACGCCGACCGCGACTATTGGGACAACCTGTATTCGCTGATGGGCGATTTCGTCGACGTTCACCGCAAGACGATCCGGCTCATTGAGACCCAATACAAGTTGCGGGAACTCCGCAACGTCATGATCGACCTGGAAACCGGCGATAAGAAAGTGCTGCCGGACGATTGGGGCCGCGACAAGATCGACAAGGCGCTGCTCTACGCCGAGATGGTCGGCAATCCCTGCATCGTGCAGCAGCGCATGGTGGAGCGCTTCCACTGGACGACGATGTGCGGGGATATGATCCTCTACGATGCACCCTCGTTCTACGATGCGTTCACTATGACCGGCTACTTCCCGTATTTTCGCCGAGGTGTGACCCGGGGCATGGTGGAGGACCTGGTCGACGCCCAGAAGGAGAAGAACAAGAGCCACAACAACCGCGTCGAGATCGAGTCCAAGACCGCCAACGGCGGCTGGTTGTACGGCGACGACGCCTTCGACGCGGTACAGGAAGCCAATCTCAAGAAGTTCGGCTCCCAGCCCGGGGTGAACATCAAATACAAGGCCAACGCCAAGAACAAGCCGGAACGCATCGACGCCTCTCCGCCGGCCACCGCCTACGAACGGTTGGAGCGGTCCAGCGACGAGGATATGCACCGCATCTCCGGTATCAACGAGACCGCGCTAGGCCAGGAGAGCAACAAGGCGCAATCCGGCCGCGCCTACGAGGCCCTGCAGCGCCAAGCGGTGGTCT